ATGAAACCCCTAGTTGATTTAATCTTTAAAGATAAAAAACCGGAAAAGATCGAAGTGATTAACTTTTTGGATTCTATTTTTGCCACTAAAATTCAAGATTATGTCGATTCTTCATATCGAGAATTGGCAACAATTTTGAATGCATATGCACATAAGTTGCACATGAAACGAGAAAAAATTACGGATAGGGCGGTATTTATATCTAAGAAGAGGTACATTGCAAATGTCTGGGATAATGAAGGCGTAAGGTATTCTGAGCCTGAATTGGCAATGACTGGCGTTGAAGCAATTCGTTCTTCTACACCTGCTTTTTGTAGAGATAGGATTAAACGCGCTATTAAATTGATTATGACTTCAAATGAAGATGAAATGATTAAATTTATTTCCGAAACAAAAGAAGATTTTTTCAAACTCACTCCGGAGGAGGTATCGTTTCCAAAATCTATCAATGAACTTACAAAATTTAAGTCTAACCTAACAATGTATGTCAAGGGAACTCCAATACATGTTAGAGGAGCTATTCTATATAATCACTATATTAAAGAAAAAAAATTAGGAAGAAAATACTCCATGATTAAAAATGGAGAAAAAATAAAATATTGCTACTTAAAATTGCCAAATCCAATGCACGAAAATGTAATTTCTTTTATCCAGAGACTTCCTACGGAATTTGACATACAAAAGTATGTTGATTATGAAATGCAATTTGAAAAAACATTTTTGAATCCCTTGAAACTCATACTTGATATTATTGGTTGGCAAACTGAGAAGAGGATTACTCTTGATTCATTTTTCGTTTAATGCTATACTATAAAGGTAATGGAGATGTACTATGGATTTTCTAAAAGATATTGTAAAAGAAATTGGGGGAGAATATACCCAACTTGCATCGGATATTGACGAGACTGAGACTTATGTTGATACGGGTTCATACATTTTTAATGCACTGGTTTCAGGTAGTATATTTGGTGGTGTATCTGGGAATAAAATTACTGCTATTGCTGGAGAGTCTTCTACTGGAAAGACTTTTTTCTCTCTCGCCGTGGTTAAGAACTTTCTTGATACTCATCCCGATGGTTACTGTCTCTACTTTGACACTGAGGCTGCTATCACCAAGTCACTTGTAGAATCTCGTGGAATTGATACTTCTCGTTTGGTGGTTGTTAATGTTGTTACTGTTGAAGAGTTTCGTGGAAAGGCACTAAAAGCAGTAGATTTATATTTAAAAAAACCTGAAGGCGAACGCAAACCTTGTATGTTTGTGCTAGACTCTTTGGGGATGCTTTCCACCGAGAAAGAAATCACAGATGCCCTAAATGACAAACAAGTTCGTGATATGACTAAATCGCAACTTATCAAAGGGGCTTTCCGAATGCTCACTCTTAAATTAGGCCAAGCAAATGTTCCACTTCTTGTCACAAATCACACATACGATGTCATCGGAGCTTATGTACCAACGAAAGAAATGGGGGGAGGCTCTGGACTCAAATATGCAGCAAGTACGATCATTTATCTCAGCAAAAAGAAAGAAAAAGATGGAACAGAAGTGGTCGGAAATATTGTCAAGGCTAAGACTGCTAAATCGCGTTTAAGTAAAGAAAATAAAGATGTAGAGATTCGTTTATTTTATGACGAGCGCGGTCTTGATCGGTATTATGGATTACTTGAACTCGGTGAGATTGGTGGACTTTGGAAAAATGTCTCTGGTCGTTACGAAATCAACGGCAAGAAAATCTATGGTAAACAAATTCTCGCTAATCCTGAAGTATATTTCACCGAAGAAGTAATGAAAAAATTAGACGAAATTGCAAAAGAAGAATTTAGTTATGGTACTTGATGGAAAAGATTGAATTTTTAATTCTAAGGAATTTAATTTATAATGAAGAATACATCAGAAAAGTTCTACCATTTTTAAAGCCTGAATACTTTCAGGACCATAGTTTTAAAGTTATTTTTACTGAGATTTATTCTTTTATAGATCAATATAACAGCCCAATAACAAAAGAAGCTTTATTGATAGAAGTAGAAAAAAGAACCGATCTGAATGAAACTACCTATAAAGAAATAGTTTCATTAATTGATGGGTTAGAATTTGTTCCAGTTGAGATTGAATGGTTAGTTGATACTACAGAGAAATGGTGTCGTGATAGAGCAATCTATCTTGCTCTTATGGAATCAATTCAAATTGCCGATGGTAATGATGAAAAGAGAAATAGAGATTCTATTCCCTCTATTTTATCTGATGCATTAGCAGTTAGTTTTGATAATCATATCGGACATGATTATCTGTTAGATTACGAAAAAAGATATGAAAATTATAACAAAAAAGAAAACAAACTTGAATTTGATCTTGAATATTTTAATAAAATTACGAGTGGTGGCCTCTCTCCTAAAACTCTTAACATCGCACTTGCTGGTACGAATGTCGGCAAATCTTTATTCATGTGCCACATGGCTGGCTCCTACTTGCTCCAGGGGAGGAATGTATTGTACATTACGCTTGAAATGGCAGAAGAGAAAATTGCTGAGCGAATTGATGCTAATCAAATGAACATTAAAATCCAAGATATTAAAGATTTACCAAAAACTACATTTGAGAATAAAATTAATTCTATTTCAAGAAAAACGCATGGGTCTTTAATTATCAAAGAATATCCAACTGCATCTGCACATGCTGGACATTTTAAAGCGTTGTTAAATGAATTGTCTCTAAAGAAGTCATTTAAGCCAGATGTCATTTTTATTGATTATCTTAATATCTGTGCTTCCAGTAGATATAAAGGTAATATATCCGTGAATTCATATTCTTATGTTAAATCTATTGCTGAAGAATTGAGAGGTCTTGCAGTGGAGTTTAATGTTCCAATCATGAGCGCCACCCAGACTACTAGATCTGGATTTGCATCATCTGATCCAGAATTGACAGATACCTCCGAATCTTTTGGTTTGCCTGCGACTGCTGACTTTCTTTTCGCTTTGATTTCAACTGATGAATTGGAGCAATTGAATCAAATACTTGTTAAACAATTAAAGAATAGATATAGCGATAAGTCCTTGCATAAAAAATTTGTTGTTGGTATAGACAGAGCAAAAATGCGCCTATATGATGTTGACCAATCGGCTCAAAAAGACATACTTGACTCTGGACAAGAAGAAGAGTATAATGACGAAGAACACCAATCTGATTTAAAAAGTAAATTTAGGAGTTTTACATTTTGATGGAAAAAGTACAAAAAATTGATAGCGACAAGTACATTGATTTTGTTCGCCAAACTACAAGTCCTGCTAGTAGTAGTACAGAAAGTTTAATTTCTCGTATTGTTGAGCTTGAAGCTTCTTTCGGTGCTGATGTCCCTCGACTTTTGACTGCTGCTTTTGGTATGAGTGCAGAAGCAGGAGAGTTTACTGAAGTTGTGAAGAAAGTATTTCTTCAAGGTAAACCATACAGTCAAGAAACTGAGTTTCATCTAAAACGAGAACTTGGTGATATCTGTTGGTATCTTGCTCAAGCTTGTATGGCACTTAATACTAATTTTGATGAAATTCTTCAGATGAATTACGAAAAGCTAAGTGCTCGTTATCCAGAAGGAGCATTTGATGTATATCGTTCCGAAAATCGCGTGGAGGGAGATCTATGACTAAAGAAAAAAAAGTAACAATTAAAATGGATCCTCGCCAGGCGGCAGCAGTTCGTCAAATCCTTTTCGAATCTCAGGTGGGATATACTTATGATGAAGTGAGTGTTCCACCTCGTATTGATGATATTCGTTCTGCAATTCTACAACTAGACGAAGAGCTTGAAGTCCATACTCTTTGATTTGAACCTCCTTCGGGAGGTTTTTTTATAAATAGTAAAAAGTTCTAATGGCTACAAATGGAATTATATATCGCTGAGTATTTGGTAGAAAATGGATTTGCTAACGATATGGTATCTGCACTAAAGATACTTCATGTGGCCAGCGATGATTGGTACGATGAGTTGCTAGATGAGGCACTTAGTTCAGAAGAGAAGGCGCGACGGAGAGCAGCATCCCAACAGAGAAGGCAAATGCTTGGCATTTCAAATACCAATGTTGATCAATCAGCTGAAATTAGAGCTCGTATAAGAAATAGGGGCGCATCTTCTTCTGGAGGTGCTGTCCAATCCAGAACTATGAATTTATCAACACCAGGTCAGGGAAGAGAAACTACAGCACAAAGAACTGCTTCTAATACTGCAGATAGAATATTAGGCAGAGATAGATCAACTAGTGTTGGGAGAGAAGCAGAGCAAAGACGCCCAACTGCACAACCTACATTTGTTGGACCAGGTGGCAGACAAAGATTAGCTTCACAGGGAGCGCCATTGACATATGACATTCTCAGAAAGGGAGATCAAATAAAACCAGGTAAGCCTGTAATCCAGACCGCAGATGATCCCAATAGATCTGTTGCACCTGGAGCTAGATCTACTAGGAAAAGAGCTACAAGATATAGTGATGATAGCAACCCACCAAGAGGTTAAGAATAAATAAGTAAAGGATTTTATATAAGAATGAAAAGGTTTTCGCAATTTTTACTAGAATTCAGGGGATCGAGAGCATCAGAAAAGGCATATCGTCTTGGGCTGGTTTCAGACGGTCATGGAAACTGGGTAGATAGAAGCGGAAAAGTTGTCGCTCAAACTGTAGGTGGCGATCTTGAGATGATTCGTAAAAAAAGTCCTTCCCCAGAAAAGCCAGAGCCAGGGCCAACCGGCCCAAGAACACCACAAAGAGTTGTCGAGCCACCACCGGATCCAGCTGAAAGAAAAGGTATTAGTCCACCAAAAGAAGAGCCTGCTCCACCAGAAATTGAGCAGGACTTACCACTTACTATTGTCTTTGCTAAGTTTAACCCACCTTCAGTTAAGCATGAAAAATTGATTAAGAAAGCACAAGAGATCGCAGCTGGTGGAGAACTAAGAATATATCCATCTAGAATGCAGGATAATCAAAGAAATCCATTAGATCCTGCATCTAAAATTAAATATATGAGAAAGATGTTTCCGGAGATCAAAGATAATATTATCAATGATAAGGACATGAATACTATATTTGATGTTTTGACGGCAGCAAATGAGGATGGATATGATAAAGTAAACATTGTTGCTGGTTTGGATAGGGTCTCTGAATTTGAAAGACTTTCTGGTCAGCATAATGGTAAACTTTATAATTTCGATGAAATAAATGTTATACCTTCTGGTCCAATTGACCCAGACTCTGAAAGTTCTTCATCAAGCTTAAGAAAAGCTGCAATTGAGAATAATTATAATAAGTTCAAAATTGGTATTCCAAAAAGAATTAAAGATAAGGATGCCCAGGCACTGTTTTTTGCCGTTCAGAGGTCTATGTTGGATGGTGGACAACCAGAACAGAAAGAACCACAAGACATAGCAGAAATTTGGAGGTATGCGCCAGAATTTGATTTGACTACATTAAGAGAACAGTATTACCGGGAAAATATTTTTAAGATTGGCGAAAAAGTCCAAAATTTAAATACTGGATTGGTAGGTGAGGTTATTCGTCGTGGTCCCAATTATTTGATATGTGTTACGGAAGACAATATAATGTTTAAATCTTGGATTAAAGATTTAACTGAATGGACAGATGTTTCTGGTGTTCCTGCAAGTCAAAGAGAAGTTGGAACTGATGCATTTAGGGAGTATGCAATGAAAATGACAGGGACTAAAACAATTAAAAATTTTATTCAAAAATACAAGAGAAGTATAGAGAAATAATAAATAAATGTATAGGTTTTAAAAAATTATACAAATGTCTGATCGTATCGTAGAAAGTTTAAATGAAATGAAACAGATTTATCTAGAATCTGTTTCAGGTAATGTTATTTCAAATAGAGATGAGTATTTGGAGTATGTTGAAGAGAAGTATAAAAAATCTAAAAAAGAAGACGAAGACGAAGATAAAGAAGAAAATGACGATGAGGAAGAGAATGAAGATGAGGAAGGTGAAGAAAAACCAAAAAGATGGTGGGATGATGATGGCGACGGAAAGGGTTGGGAAAAAGATGAAGTAAAAGGCAGCTTCAAAAAGAAAACTAAAAAAGTTAATGAATCACTTTCAAATTGGAGAAGTGATCTATATGAAGCAATAGGAAATATTGACGATGAAATTGAAGGGTCGAAGCAAAGGCAAGTCACAGAAAAATCTAATATTCGTAATAAAATAGATATCAATCCCAATGTTAATATTGGTGAGAGTGTAGAACTATCTGAAGAATATATTAGTGAAGTTGTTGATACTGCTGCTCAGTATTTTTATGATAGAGGATTGAATGAGGAAGGTCTCGCTATGGTAATCGAAGACCTCGGCCACGAAAAATTCCTTGAGTATGTATTCTATATCTCTGAAGATTTTATGTTAACTGAGGCAAGAACTTTACTTGGTAAAAAGTCAAATCCAGCCACAGGAAAAGACAGAGGTATATCATTGAAAGCTGCTCCAGGAAAAACGACTCGAACAGCGGCAGAAAAATATGGTACCACTAGAAGATTTTCATCCTCTAGACCAACTGGGACAGTAAGAAAAAAAATTGTAACATCTGATGGAGATGGCTCAGTAAAAAAAGCAGTTAATACCAAACCAAAAGGTATAGATAGAGCTGTTAGTCAGGTTAAAAACTTTGCTACTTCACCTGACACTAAAGCTAAATTAACTAATATGATTGGAGCGGCTGTAAATAAAGCAAAATCTGATATTGGTAGAACGGGAATGGCTGCAGTTCATGCTACTGATGCTGCCAAGAAAGCAAGACAAAGAGGTGCATCTGGAGCTGGTGCTGCTGGTGCAGCTGCTGGTACATTTATTCGTGGTTTGATGCGTGGTTCTACTGCTACCGGAGTTAAAGAAGAAATCGAAGCATTTCTTCTAGAAAAATCAGAAAGTCAACAGCAACAAAAATTGTTTGGTCTTGCACTTTCAGTAAAAAGAGGTGAAACCCCAAGATCCGAAGTAAGTCAGGCAGTTCTTGATATTGTCGATAAAATGTCTGAAGCGGAAATTCGTAAATTTGCGAAAACTTCACATGAAGGACTTCCCAAAAAAGTAGAAGAAAATGACTGATATGTCTATCACATTTAATGAATTCATATTGGAAGCAAATATTGCTGGGTCTAGACCTAGACCAGTGGGTAAAGATATTTTAACTGCTGCAGAAAGGGCTAGAGTTAGCACTAGAAGAGATCGTTCTCCGATACAGAGAACTGGTGGCGGAGTTTCATATGTTTCTATTTCTCCAGAAACTGAAACTCCATCACAACCACAAAAAGCTACTTCCACTAAACCTAAAGGATATATCCAAAAGTGGCTTCCAGGATTTCCAGCACCAAAAGATTTAAAAGTGAAATCGCATAAAAAACCAAAATTGAACAAACCAGATAAAAGACCTAAATCACCTAAAGTTAGAACAACTCAACTTAAATTGAAATTAAAAGAATTTATAAATTTATATCAACAAAGCATTGTTAACTCCTAAATATTTCTGGATACTATCCAAAAAATTATCACTAAGGAGGACATCATGGGTGTATTAGTAGAGGTCGTAAAACCACTTATTTTTGCTGCTCTGAATTCTTGTCATACTAAGCGTCTTGTAGTTGAATTACTTGAGCGTTATGTGAAAACTACTGATAATGACATCGACGATCTTATTTCAAATACTGTTAAAGTTGCACTATTGAAAGGTTGCTGATATAAAAAATTTACAAAAAAAGTAGAGAGATCTCAATAATATGAGATCTCTTTTTTAATAAATATTCTTAGATAAAAAAATTAGTAAAGGTACACAAGAATGGCACTCTGGGGAAATAACGACAATATTTCATCTGATGGTAAAGTGTGGTTAGATTATACTACCGGAATTGTAACTGCAACTGGGTCCAATTTTGGCGAAGTTGGTGCTGCTTCAACTGGAGATGTAATTAGATTTGGAGTCGTAGGTGGAACTTATTTTGGCGATGCAGTAATTGTTGGGATTGCTAGCACAACTCAATTGTCAATCGGCTCTACAGCTGGTTTGAGTGGTGTAGCTATTGCAGATACTGATTTCTCTGTTTCACAATTACCAAAATATGTAATTGGAGATAGTCAGTATAGTCAAACTCATGATAACTATGAGCCATATGTTGCTGGCGTTTCTACAGCAGGCATAGCCGCAGCTCAGGGCACAATATATTCCCCTGCACATGGTGGTTGGGTTGGAATTAAAACTTATGTTGATGGCTCTGGGAACTATAGAGTTAAAACTGAAGTTTTAGTCGCAATGTCTGGAATTCAGACTGGAAATACTCCATTATATGATGAAAATCCACTAGTCTGATAATAAATGTTATTTACTGAACTGAATGAGGACAATTTCCTCTTGTTTGCAATTAAACATTATGAAAATCCTCAGGCGGTGACAAAAGAAGATTTTGATAGAGATTTGAATCATTTTAAATATATTAAAAGATTGCTTAGAAGATATAAAAATACAGGTGTGTTAAAAACTCACCTGTTAATTAATCATTTTATAATTCTGTATAATATCTTTGGTGATGCGACAACTCCAATGTTATTTTTTAAAATAGATAAAGATCTTTGGTCTTCTATGAAGACTTTTATTATGTTTTTAAATAAATTGCCGGAATATCCAAAAGGACATGTACATAATATTCCAATAGATGAGACATGTATGTTAGAGTTGGAGAAAATTTCAGATGAATAAATTAGATAAAATTATTAGTTTAATTAGAGAAAATATGGTTGCAAATTCTCCAGGGCAAGGTGGGGCATTTGGTACTGACTCTCCTGCGACTGGACCAACAGCGGGAACTGATGTTGGTCTAGATTTGAGTATGTTTCGTAGAACTATAGGTGGTTTAGTGGACAAGAGAACAAAACAATATAATAAAAAATATGAAAAGTGGTTGAGATCCATGGGGTTACTATAAAATATAAATATTAATATAAGAATTATGTTTGTTGTGCGATGAATTCAATCACATCAAACTAGATATGTCAGACGAATCAATTAAAGTTGCTGTACTGGAACAAAAGCTTTTGGACTTTTCTAATGTAGTTCAGAAGTTAGATAGTGCAATAGAAAAATTAAGTGAAGTCAATTCCAATGTAATTAAAATGTTGGCAGTACATGAAGAGAAGATAGAGCAATGTAATAAATCTGATGATCTTATTATAAAGATGTTAGATGAGCTCAAACAAGAAAATTCAAAGGATGTAAGCATCATTACAAAAAGAATTGAAGAAATAGAAGATCAAGTTAAGGAAGTTAGTAAAATTAAGTGGATGACTGTTGGATGTGGTATTGTATTGACTGTTCTTACTGCAGCAGTATCTACGATGGCATCAGGTTGGTGGACGCCAAGCGAGATGCAACAACACCATAGGCTACAAAACCAAACCAGAGTTTAAGTTGACATCTAACTCAAAGCGTGCTATTATTATTTGCCTAGCCAAGATAGATCATGGATTTAATTGACGACAAATATATTAATCTCTTATCTTCTAGATTGCAAAAATTCTCAAAAAAAGGACCAAATCTTTATAATTGTAGATGTATAATTTGCGGCGACTCTAAGAGGAACAAATCAAAGGCAAGGGGATATTTTTATTCAGTAAAGAATAATACAAATTATAAATGTCACAATTGTGGTGTAAATATATCTTTAAATAATTTTTTAAAACAAATTGATCCAAATTTACATCAAGAGTACTGTCTAGATAAATATTCGTCTGGCTTTACAGGTAAAAATTTTACGGCAGAAACTCCAAAATTTGAATTTAAAAAACCCACATTTAAAACTAAAATAAATTTACCAAAAGCGTCTGAAAATGAAGAAAGTAAAAAATATTTAGAAAATAGAAAGTTAGATCCAACTAAGTTTTATTATGCCCAAAAATTTAAACAATGGACAAACGGTATAGTAAAAGTTTTTAATGAAAGCTCATTAAAATATGATGAACCAAGGATTATAATTCCTCTTTATTATAATAAAGATTTAATTGGATTTCAAGGTAGAGCACTTGGATCAAACAATATTAAATATATTACTGTAATGATCGATGATGATGCACCAAAAATTTATGGCCTCGATGAAATTGAGAAGAATAAACCTATCTACATCACGGAAGGTCCATTCGACTCGACCTTTATCCATAATGCGATTGCATTATGCGGTGCAGATGGTGATGTTAGTAAGTGGGGCATTGACGATGCTGTTTGGATATATGATAACGAACCTCGTAATTCAGAAATCTTATCAAGAATTTCCCGTGTTATCGAAATGGGAGAAAAAGTTGTCATCTGGCCATCTTCGATAAGTGAAAAAGACATTAATGATATGGTTATGTCTGGACTTGATGTCCAATCTGTGGTAGAATCAAGTACTTACTCTGGATTAGAAGCAAAATTAAAATTTAACGAATGGAAAAAGGTATGACCAACGGAATTAAGGTTCAAAAAAGAAATGGAAAAATTGAGAAGTTAGACCTAGATAAGATGCATTTGATGGTAGAAGAGGCTTGTAGGGGTCTCTCTGGCGTCTCTGCGTCCCAGGTTGAGATGCAATCTGGTATTCAGTTTTATGATGGAATTACTACAGATGAGATTCAAGAAATACTTATTCGATCTGCGTCTGATCTGATTTCTTTGGATTGTCCAAATTATCAATATGTTGCTGCTAGGTTACTTCTCTTTTCCGTTCGCAAGAAGATTTATGGTGGCGCAAATGAAATTCCACATTTAGAAGATCATATTAATAATTGTGTGGCTCAGCGATTGTATGATCATGATGTATATTCTTGTTACTCAAAAGAAGAAATTGATAAGATCAATTCAATGATTGATCATGATCGTGATTTCATTTTTACTTACGCTGGATTGAGGCAAGTAGTAGATAAGTATTTGGTACAAGATCGTAGTACTGGGGAATTATACGAGACTCCTCAATTTATGTACATGATGATTGCACTGACGATGTTTTCTAAATATCCAAAAGAAACACGCCTATCATATGTAAAAAAATATTATGACGCAATCAGCAAGCACAAAATCAACATCCCAACACCAATCATGGCAGGAGTGCGGACGCCACTTCGACAATTTGCTAGTTGTGTTCTTGTTGATGTTGATGACACCCTCGATTCTATCTTTAGCAGTGATATGGCTATTGGCAGATATGTCGCACAAAGGGCGGGAATCGGCATCAATGCAGGTAGAATCCGTGGCATCAACAGTAAAATCAGAGGTGGAGAAGTTCAACACACTGGTGTTGTACCGTTTCTCAAAAAGTTTGAAGCGACTGTCAGATGTTGCACGCAAAATGGCATACGAGGTGGATCCGCGACAGTCCACTTCCCCATCTGGCACCAAGAGATAGAAGATATTATTGTTTTAAAAAATAATAAAGGAACAGAAGATAATCGTGTTCGTAAGCTCGATTACTCTATTCAGTTCAGTAAACTTTTTTATGAGAGGTTCATTAAAAATGAAGAAATCACGCTTTTCTCTCCAAACGATGTGCCTGGACTTTATGATAACTTCGGATTACCTACATTTGATGATCTCTATGTATCTTATGAGAATAATCCATCTATTCCAAAGAAAAGGATCAAAGCTCAAGAACTCATTCTTAATGTTCTTAAAGAAAGGGCAGAAACAGGTAGAATCTACATTATGAATATCGATCATTGTAATTCACATAGTTCTTATAAAGATCAAATTACAATGAGCAACTTGTGTCAAGAAATCACAGAGCCCACTACTCCAATTCAACATATTGATGATGACAATTACTCTGAGATCGCAACTTGCATTCTTTCTGCAATTAATGTTGGGAAGGTAAAGTCTGATGAAGAACTTGAAGAACTTTGTGATCTTACTGTTCGTGCTTTAGATGAGCTAATTGAATATCAAGAGTATCCAGTAAAAGCTGCAGAAAACTTCACGAAGCGTCGCAGATCTTTGGGAATTGGGTATATTGGACTTGCTCATTATCTTGCTAAACTTGGATTTAATTATGATTCGCAAGAAGCATGGGATGCCGTTCATGGTTTATCCGAGAGCTTCCAATATTATCTTTTGAAATCTTCTAATGAACTAGCAAAGGAAAAAGGATACTGTGAATATTTTGGTCGCACGAAATATTCAGATGGAATTCTTCCCATTGACACTTATAAAACAGATGTAGATCAAATTTCATCAATTCCTTACCAGCATGATTGGGAAACTCTTAGGGCATCTATCTTGGAGCACGGTCTCAGGCACTCAACACTGTCCGCACAGATGCCATCGGAGAGCAGTTCCGTTGTGTCAAATGCAACCAATGGAATTGAGCCCCCTCGTGGATTCTTGTCCATTAAGAAGAGTAAAAAAGGACCACTCAAACAGATTGTCCCACAATACCATGGTCTTAAGAACAATTACACTCTTCTATGGGAAATGGAGTCTAATCGTGGTTATATTAATGTTGTTGCTATGATGCAAAAATTCTTCGATCAGGCAATTTCTGGTAATTGGTCATATAACCCAGAAAATTATCCTGATAATGAAGTTCCAGTCTCGGTGATGGCAAATGATTTTCTTACAACTTATAAGTATGGACATAAGACAGCATATTATCAAAATACTTATGACATTAAAACTGATGAAGTTATAGAAGATCCAAAGCAAGAATTACAATCATTGCTTGATGAAATAGTATCTTCGGATGAAGAATCTTGTGAAAGTTGTACAGTTTAATTTGTTTAAATATCTTATGTGAAAGGAGACTAGTATGCAATTTAAAATTTCTTCAGTAGAGGAATCAAAAACAAACATTAAAGGAATGACAGTATTTAATACCGAAAAAGTAAATACTAAAAAACAACCAATGTTTTTTGGTAAACCACTTGGAGTACAAAGATACGATTCATACAAGTATCCAATTTTTGATAAACTAACAACACAACAATTAGGTTATTTTTGGAGACCTGAAGAGGTCTCTCTCCAAAAGGACCGTGGAGATTATCAAACTCTTCGCCCTGAACAGAAGCATATCTACACTTCCAATTTAAAGTATCAGATTATGCTTGATTCTGTTCAGGGTCGTGGTCCTGGGATGGCATTTATTCCATACTGCTCATTACCTGAATTGGAAGCATGTATGGAGGTATGGGGGTTTATGGAAATGATCCATTCACGCTCATATACTTACATCATTAAAAATGTTTATTCGGATCCATCTGAGGTATTTGATACTATTATTACTGACAGCCGTATTCTAGACCGTGCTAAGAGTGTTACAGAGTCTTATGATGATTTTATACAATCTGCTCAATTCTATGGTACATCAAATTCTTGGATCCACAATTTAGAAGGAGTCACATACGCAAAGGAAACACTTACAGATGTTAAAAGAAAACTCTACAGAGCAATTGCAAATGTTAATATTCTTGAGGGTATTCGCTTCTACATTAGTTTTGCTTGTTCATTCGCTTTTGGTGAGCTCAAGCTCATGGAAGGATCAGCAAAAATCATCTCTCTTATTGCAAGAGATGAAAACCAACATTTAGCTATTACTCAGAATATCCTGAACAAATGGCGCGACGGTGATGATCCAGAAATGAAGCAGATTATGAAAGAGGAGGAAGAGTGGACCTATGCTATGTTTGATCGCGCTGTAAATGAGGAAAAGCGTTGGGCAGACTATCTGTTTAAAGATGGAAGTATGATTGGTCTAAATGATAAACTTCTTCAACAATATATTGAATGGGTCGCAAACCGTAGAATTAAATCTATTGGGCTGAAACCACCTTATGATATTTCTGCAAAGAATAATCCACTTCCTTGGACAGAGCATTGGATTTCTTCTAAAGGACTTCAAGTTGCTCCACAAGAAACGGAAGTCGAAAGTTATGTTGTAGGTGGAATTAAACAGGACATGCAGTCTGACACTTTCTCTAGTTTTACTCTATGATTTTATGGGGAGCATAAGCTCCCTTTTTTAATAAATATATAAAGACAAACAAGAATTTTTTTGTATAACGATGTCAAAATACTACTTAACAGAAGCTTACGGTGAGCTATATAACCCAAGAAAAGCTGATGAGACATTCTATGAGAATCTAAGATTCGTAGATTATCTCATGCAAGAAGAGATTGAGGAAGTCATGGAATCTCTTCTCTGGGAATTTATGGATTATGGTAATAATCTCGACGAGTCTTATCGTTTAATCGAAAATGCTTTTTCTGATGTAATTCTAGAAGAAGTGTTAAGTGAAGCCAGAATGAGTCCACAAAGAATGGCTCAAAGAGCTGCAGAAAGACAGCAAACACTAAAGCAAGTTGCTGGACAGAAAGCAACTCAAAGAAGAGAAGCTAGAAAGGCTGCCGTTGTTGGTGGTCTCAAAAAAGCTAAGGAAACCGTAGGTAAAGCAGCTTCTGGGGTTGGATCTGCTGCTATGGGAGCAGTTAGAGCTGGTAAGCAAGCTGCATCTGGTGCATATGAGCGTGCTAAGGGACTTCCTGGTAAAGCTATGGCTGCTCTTAAAGGACTTGCTCGTAAAGGTGCAGCTGCAGCTATTAAATCAGGTAGATCAGCTGAAAGAGCAGGAAAAGAAGCAGAAAGAACTACAGTAACTACAACATCTACCTCTGGTGGTGGTCGCGGTGTAGCACCATCTACTGAAACTACAGTACAAAAATCAGGTGGAGAAAAGCGTAGAGCAGTTGGTGGATTGCTACAAAGAGCTGGTAAGGCACTTGCTGGAGCACTTAAGTCTAAGCCATCTCGTATGACCAGAGGAGAATACGAAGAAAGAAAAGCTGGTAGAGCTGCTGCTGCCAGATCTGCAGTTGCAGATACTACATCATCTGCACCAAAACCAGAAGCTAAAAAGACTGAGCTTGGACTTAAAAAATTACAATCATCTGGTCAAAAGCCAGTATATAATCCAGCTGCTGCAAATCGCAGTGAAAGAAAAAGGACAGGTGGAGCACTTCCTCCTTCCACTCCTTTGACCCCTTGGAATAAGGGACCAGATAAGAGTGGAAAAGCCTCCACTGCTCCTACTACAGTTAAAGCAGAAAGAGCAAAACAAATTCGTTTAGCACGCACACAAAGAGAAGAATACGAACTCCTAGCACAATATATCCTAGAAGACTTCATCAATGAAGGTTATGCAAATAATTATGAGGATGCACTTGAAATTCTAGAAAATCTTTCAGAAAATTCTATTATAGAACTTACTGAAATGTATCTAGAAGGCTGATCGCCAAAAGAAAAGGGAGCCGAAGCTCCCTTTTTTAGTCTTCTGATTTAATTACTATTCCGTAGATGTTATCTTTTTCAGAACTAAAGAATTTACCTTCTACATTAGTATTGTAATAATCTTCTCTTAAAATTACATCTCGTTTAAATTGTTCCATGGTTTCATAGAAACTCATGGATTTTTTGTGTGGACAAAGATATAATATTTCACGAAGAAATTTATCTTTACCTAATAACTTCACATCTTCTATCAATTCATCACAAGAACCAAAGTAATCTCTCCAATTACTTTCTTTTTTCTTTCTTCTTCCTGTTTTTCTATCTTTTCTTCTTTCCCAAAAAGTTTTCTTTCCGATATATTTTTTTTGGTTTTCTAGATTGGTGATAAGATATACAAATCCTTCCATGCCATCTGGCACTTCATCAATAACTTTTCCTTTTATGTTCCACACTTGACATTCTCACTATTATGTTTTATTATGATTTGGAATCAAAAAGTATTTATGATCGACGATCAAGACCCAATGGAAAATCTAGTTCTCGATATTAGGGACTGGAGCATCGAAAGATTTTCCAAATTAACTAAGAAGAATCAATTTGAAAATGCAATCGCACTAGAAGAAGAATTTTCTGAGTGGCTATCTTCGGATTTGGATGGCGACATCGAGATCATGACGGTGAATTGACAAATTCTAAATAATCACTTATAATGTAAAATCCCTATTATGAGTAGGGTATTTATTATGAGATTTTGAGTGCGATTAGAGCCGTGGGTACTGCCCTCTGAGAAGAGGGAACTTCTCCTTTACCTATACGGATGTAGAGTTCAATTAAAATTAATGCAATCTATCTTTACAGTAGCCATGTCTCTTGTGGCATCGGTTACAACCACTACGGCATCACTGCCATTCATCAACTATAAGATGCAAGGGACACCGCCTCCTATTATAGGACAAGTGCCCTTTTCTATTATTAAGGAATTTGATCTTGTAGATGAAAAGAAGACAGCAATCCGAGAGGTTGCACCAAAGCCAAAAGAAATACGGCTAATTTGTAAAGGGTGTAATGAAAATGAGAATGCTACCCTGGCATTTTTCCAGGATCGTGGTATTAAAGACAGAAACGCCCTTGCTACCATCATGGGCAATATTCGTCAGGAATCAACTTTTATTCCTAACATTTGTGAAGGTGGTAGTAGAACTGGATACCATAATTGCGGTCGTGGTTATGGGATTATCCAATGGACATCTGCCAATCGTTATTATGGATTGGGTGATTTTGCTAGGAAGTATGGTGGCAATCCATCAACACTTACTACTCAACTTCGATATTTGACTAATGAAGTTCAGTGGCAGAAAATTGAGGATTTGATGAAAACCCCAGGTAAATCCATTAATAGTTATATGAACTATGCGTATAGTTGGATTGGTTGGGGACATCATGGTGCTCGTACTTCTTATGCACACGATTATGCTAATAGAATGATCACGGTGGAAGTTTGATATATAGAGGGAGTAATTCTACTCCCTTTTCTCATGTCAATAGATAATCTTCCAGATTCAGAAAGAGATGTGATAGACATAATTGCTAAAGCAGGGTATTTGAAGGCATCTAATGATAAATTGGAAGTGTCATTAGAATCATCAAATACAATTAATATTCAACCTAAAGGAAATATATTTGGTGCAAAGTTAAAAGTAGAAGAGAATGGTGATGTAACACCTACATTGACATTTGATACAAAAAAACTTCGTAATAAAGAAGAGAGAATCGATGTGGAAGGAACAGTAGATGCTGCTCTAAAAGATTTTTGGGGAAATCAAAATGTTTAAAATCTTTGAAGTCAAAGAAGGAAAATTAAAAGTTTTACCGTCAATACGAATAAAAAATATTAAAGGATTTTTTATTGGTTCTATAGTTATTGTAATAATTGCTTCTCTATCTGGTTGGATGAATATTAATGAAAAAGATCTGTGGAAGATATATCATCTTTTGATTGAAAGATTAAATTTAACTCAGGAAATACCAGAAATAATTGACAATCAAAAGAGAATAGATGCAAAAGTAGAACTTGAAGTCGATTCAGCATTGACAAAAGTTACTCCAGAGTATGATAGAATCATAGAAGAGGCAGATAAAAAATATAAACCAATATACAGCGAATTTGACATAGATGAATCCGTATGTTATACTGACGAATGTAAATCACTTGGTGGAGAAATCAGGTTATGTGCACCATGGGTTGACAACTGCACGAAACAGTGATATATTTGATACATCCTCGTTTGGCGTAATCGGTAGCCGCAGCGGTCTCAAAAACCGCTTCCGAAAGGAGTCCCAGTTCGAGTCTGGGAACGAGGACTTGACAATTTTGACTTTATGTCTTATGATTGTCTTATGGGTAGGTGTCCGAGTGGTTGAAGGAGGGGGACTGTAAATCCCTTGGTTCTGTCCATCGTTGGTTCAAATCCAACTCTGCCCATTGCCGTGGTTCAGAACCTATGATAAAATCCAGTGGGGCGTTTATCAAATGGTTTTGATTTAGATTCACGACCACACGGCAACCCACTTGACAATCAAATCCTTAACTGGTATGATTGTCCCATGAGCAGCGGAGGTCCACACTTCGTATAAGTCTCACCCCTCCCATGCCTCTCGTAGAAGCACAAACAGGGAGGGCTCTTGACTCAGTAGCTCAGTTGGATAGAGCAACTGCCTTCTAAGCAGTCGGTCGTAGGTTCGAGTCCTACCTGAGTCGCTTGGAGTTAATCTCCATATATAAAAGTGATAGAGGGTAAGTCCCTGTTATATCCTTATGAGGTATATCACACTTACTCCATCTCATTTGAATATTGTATTTTCTTAAATCATGGCAAAAAACAAAACAATCAACACTTCTTATGATCTTGGTTATTCTGCCAGGAATGAAAATCATGATACAATTCGTGATATTCGAATTAATTTTGAAAATCCTGATGATGAATTTCTTATGGATAATTTGAACACTTGGCTTCGAGCAATTGGTGTTGGTCTAGAAGTTGTAGAGAAGAAAGTTGTTTGATTTGTATAGTCCCAGCGACACCGTTGGTAACGGCTATGCAGTGGTGGTGCCACGCGGTCCAGAAGGAGATTAATCTCTGAGGTAGGTGTATCAAAACTTAAGGTTCGAATCCTTATGCTGGGACTATTAAATGATTTTATTAATACTTGACAATTAAACTTAAATAGTTTATAATTGTCTCATATGCGGAGTTAGTTCAGCGGTAGAACGCTATCCTTCCAAGTTAGATGTCGTCGGTTCGATTCCGATACTCCGCTCTGAACCTTTTGGTTCTTATTCCACAATAGCTCAGCGGTAGAGTCGGTGACTGTTAATCACTTGGTCCCTGGTTCGAATCCAGGTTGTGGAGTTGGAAGGACTGGAAATGTCTGGGACTTCCTT